GCAGAAATGACAGAGGAATTTATGAAGGAAGAGAAGCAAATCACATCACAATTTGATAATGATCCATTGTTAAAACTTAAATCTAGAGAAGTTGACCTACGTGCAATGGAAAATGAGCGTAAAAAAGACAACGATAAGGCTCAACAAGACCTTGCAAGAGCAAGATTAATGCAATCAACAGAAAATTTTGAGGATAAATTAGATCAAAACGAAGATTTAGCTAAATTAAGAGCTGGAGTTAGCCTTGCAAAGAGCGGAGTTGACCAAGCTAAGGTTATGATAGAGGATTAATTATGCCATTGACAGAAAAAGGTAAAAAAATTATGAAATCTATGAAGAAACAATATGGAAAAAAGAAGGGTGAAACAGTTTTCTATGCATCTCGTAAT